CCGGCGCTAATATTTGCTGCAGCCCCATTTATTGAAATAGAATCTATGCGTGTAAAAACACCTAGGGTTTCAACATTATCATTATTAGGACCAGTTATGGTTTCTGAATAAGTGTTAAAAATTGGTCCCGTAGGATTACCCACACCATCAACGGCCGAACCAAGACCTGTAATTGTTACATTTAGCGCACTTAGATTAGCACTACTTGAAATCAAAACAGCTCTTGCTACGCCATTATAGATATAAGATCCAAATGGATTGGTAGTAGTAGGAAAAGCCAAAGTATTGTTTGGGAGCGTATTGGTATTAAGTACTAAGTTTCCTGCACCAGCAAGTGCTTGAACAGAAGCTATAGTATCTGTATTTCCACTAGACGGTTCCCAAACAATAATCTGTGCTTGACTCATTATGCAGGTGTTCCTGAGTAATATTGCATTACACCAACCTGATCATCGATGGTAATTTGACGACGCGTTCGCAATGCACCAACTTGACCACCCGCTGGAAGCGGAACAGAAGCTTGTTGACTTACGAAATTATCAAATCCACTGATAAAGGCTGTAAAATGTAATACATTATATCCATTAGCCGGAGTCGAAGGTTTATATGTGCCCCTTACATCTCCAGTTGTGTTAGTTGCTGTATTATCATCTGCTGGAATAAAGTCACCTAGTGGCGCAGCATAATCAGCTATAACCATATTATATGGGAAAATTACCCAGTTAAATGTTGATACATCAGTATTTACAAGATTTCCTGCGTTATCTTTTGCCTGAACAATAAAGCTAACACCGTTATTTTTTGTTGTAACATCAATCCACGTACCATTAGCAGCACCACCTAAAGTATTGTAACAAGCTAAAATAACACTATTAGCTGCAACAGATGTGGTAGCAATAGTTGCTGTACCAGCTGCTAAAGTAGCTGTACCCTGTGTTAATCCTTGTATATTTTGAAGAATAGTCCATTTAACAGTTGAAGTATCAATATTGCTACCAGATCTAATGGTAAATCCTACACCGGGAATTATTTCATTTGAACGTACTGATAATGTACCTGCCGTACCTGAAATTGTTTGGTAGTTAACAAGGATAATACTATTACTTTGAACCGAAGTTGTATTAACATTAATAACACCAGCTACCATATTAGTAGAAATACCACTAACCCATTCTTGTGGCATAATTGCCCATTCAGCACTAGAGGTTTCGGTATCATCAGTTGAAGTTATAGTAAAACTTACTTCTGGATTAATATTTAAAATACTCCATGAACCATGTGCTGTTCCAAAAGTTGATACATTAGAATAAATAAAACTATTTGCATTAACATTTGTGGATGGAATTGTAATAGCACCACTAATCATATTACTAGCTCCAGCTCCATAAGTAGCAGAACTTCCTGTTACAAAAGGTGGATTAGTAATTAACCAATTTATTGTACTTTGATCATCAGCATCAGAATTTATGACAAAAGAAGTATTATTAATAACATCTGCTACTGGTACTGATAAATGACCTCTAGCAGCTCCAATTGCTGTATTGACTGTAACTTGAATATTGCTTGCTTTTGTTACAGCTGGGCTGTTAACAATTACTGATCCTGGGCTTGATGCTAAAGTCGCTACACCAGTTAAATTATTAGATGATACATCTTCTTCTGAAGTAGACATATCAGAAGCATTACCCCAACGTATAGAATCAATATCACCGGCAGATTTTAATCTAAACGGTAAACCAAAAGTATCTGTAGCTTGAATCTGAACAGTAGAACCAGTTGCGGCACCATTCCAATACACTCTAGTAACGGTATAAAAAGCTTTTTTAAGATCATAGGTACCAGCTTCATTTACCACTACAGATTCTTGTAATGAAACACCATAATAGTCTTGTCCAAAAACTGTTATTGTTGCAATTGCACCAATATTACCATTGGCAATAGTAACAGATAAAGCTCTAGGCCAATCTAATTGAAGATAGGTGCTACCATTTCCAGCAATTCCAGAAGTTGATACGTATCCATCTTGAGAAAGTGCAAGATTTGCAGCGCCAGCAGGTGAAAATGGTGCACCAAATCCAACAATATTACCTGCAACACTAGGTCCTCTAGGAATTATGTTGTACGTATTTTTAGCAGACGTAAACATTCCTAATCCCCATTGTGTATAGGAATATGGTTGCACAGTGGTATTCGAATAAGGAAATCCTTGACCATTAACGCCAGCACCTGAAACAACGGTTCTATCTAGAATAGGACCAAGTCTTGTACCATCATTAAATTCAGACCCTAAAGGAATATTTGTATTCGTTAAATAGGCATTATCAGCCATAGCTAGTCTCCTCTAAAATCCCTTTATGCTGAACCTTGTGCGCCGAACGTGCCACGCCAGTTAGAACAACCAAAGCTATAACGCTCTAATGCACGAACTGTTGTGTTATCGGTCACTGGATCCATAATGAAATCGATATCAAGGTTCGTACGTTGGAACATTTTGAAACCGTTTGGTTCATCAGTAAGAATAAACCAGTTATAAGGACTAGTTAGGAATGGGTTAATAATATATCCACCAGGTAGATACTTATCATGAACGATCGCATTGATATCATTGTTTGCTGTGCCAGTTCTGAAAGATGATTTCAAAATTCTTGCAGCTTGGAAACCAAGACGTGGTGAAACAAGCAATGATTTAGGACTTGTATTAATGTTAAGTCCAGCTAAGTTCTTCCACTGCTTCATAATCGTGATAGCTTCTTCTAATGCCGATTCAGTTAATCCCACTGGATTGTTGAATGTATTAGCTAGTGCGCCACCTTGGATTGGATGAGCTGTTGAACATAATGGCTGACCATCAGAAACTTGAGACTGTTGGTTAAATGCATTATTGAACTGATAAATTGAGTTAATATTGCGAAGTGTCTGAAGTGACGTACGTAATTGCAATGCTTGTTGTGGGAAATCTGATTCATATAGATTGTCCTCAACAGCTCCACGTGTAATCTGGAAACCAATTCCATAAAATTGGTGTAGATAAGACGTGATATAACCTTGTTGCATACTACCCATAGTAATTGGAGATCCGTCTTGCTTACTTTGAGCAAGTCCTATACCCTGCATTTCCATGTCGTATTCAGTCGCTTTATCGCTTCTGTAAATATTGTAAATTTCTTTATATAAATCTGGATACGTATTGTAGTTTCCAAAAACTGTCTTCAACCCTGGCCTTAGTAGCGAGGGTATATTACTCCTATTAATTTGTGCCATAATATTTTCCCTTTACGCTGTTGGCATTAGTGATGGAATAACTCGGAAATAATGACTTGAAAGCATTACTTCGACGTTATTGTATTGCTGACCTGATACATTGTTTGGATTTGAACTCAATGCATCAATCCAACAAACGTAAGGTAACACTGGGTTTGCTGTAGGAACGGCACTAGATGATGGCAAAATAACACTCATAAAGGATTGACCAGTATTAAAGTTCCCTTGAACTTGTCCGCCGCTAGTTTGATAAGCAATTTGAACGAAATTTCCTACATCAGCTTGCGTTGCACCTGCGTTTCCTGTGACCTGAACATTAAATACAACTTGTGGGTCAGTAATAATTGAAGCTATTGCTGGAACACCTCCAAAAGTTGCAGTGCCAGATGGCCAATAAGCATGACCTGGGTTAAACGGATCAATAGGGTTGTTTGCTACTGATACGGCATAACTACAACCCATAAATACACCTAACGTTAACGCTGGTGTGTTTGTGTTTCCTGCAGTTTGTGTAACGTTGTTATAGTTCTGGATGTATCCAGCAGCATTAATATATACAAGGTCGCCTTTGAAAATGTTTTGCGCATATCCAGAAGCGATTAAGTACGTTGAAGTCTTGCCATTCCATGAAGCGTCAACTTGCGTTCTGATCGCTTGCAAACCCCATGGAGCATTTTGTCCATAAGACATACATTTTTCTCCAAAAAATAAAATTGAACTAAATTTTTTAAAGGATCAGGTCGCTCTAAGGCGCTTCAATCTGTATATCCCAAGACAGATTGGAGAGTATGAATTAGATTACAAGGTTTGAACCAGGATATTTAAATAACCATACTCAAAATTATTTAAATACTAAGTATTATTATACTATATTATTTATATTTATTGTAGAACTTCAATTTTTTACTTGTCAATATATAAATTATTGTCCTTGACGCCAAAATTGTTGCAATGGACCATGTCGTTGCTGTTCAAACAAAACCATTGATTTTGAAAGTTGTTCATTTCGTTGATTAATCCTTAAAAACTCAGCATTTTCAGCTTCATGGAGTTCTTTTGGACGTCGCATCATGATTTGACCACCTCTTTTAACGTAATCATCGCCTTTATTGCTTGTAGCGTATAAATCATTTACATAACGTTGTGCTAATTTTGGGTGTTCAGTCTTACTTACAGGCCAATATCCTCGTTCTGTTGCTTCATCAATAACATCTTGACAAGGCTCGCCACCTTGAACATACGGTATAAATGCATACTGATGCTCAGGATCTGCATCCATCACCTCTTGCGGCACGTTAAAACGACTTCCTGTATGAAAACTAATAGAAGGGCGTCCTTCTAAATCTCTTTCATGAAATCGTTGAGTTCCCCTACGTTTTTCTTTTGGTTTTTCAAAAGTAATTGATTCAAATGCTTTATTTTCTAATTCTTCTTGAGGTAATTGAGTGTCTTTAACTGTCATATTCATTCCTACATTGTAATTCTGTATTTAGGATCATGGGCTTGCTTTGCATAAAATGTTTTGTTTTTAGCATATTCACGAACCGCCTCATCACTTGAAAGATATTTTCCTGATTGAGTTGGATGTGGCACTTGCAAATTACGTGCAATACGATACTCTTCTGGCGTTAAAGATATCACCGGGCGATTTTGAGCATTGGTATGTGCATATTGATCAGCCATAGATGCACCAGCACGCGAAACACCTGATACAGGTGCATAAGCTGGGCGATTTACTTGATATTTTTGTGACACTTGGGGTTCCTCTTGTGTTTGTGATAAACCATATTGTTCGTTCATAATTTTTTCAATGGAACTGTAGTAAGCATCACTAGCTATCAAATGTGATTGATTATTAAATATAAGACGCTTATTAAGATCAGCTGCTATTTCATTAGCTTCTTGTGCTAATTCAGGGGAAAATTCACCAGAATTTTGATTAATCCAAGGGTTTCTTTCCATAAAATTTAAATATTCATCTGGAACATCCAATGGTTCTTGATAAGAATCCATTGGTTGATTTTGTTCTGGATAAAATGTCGTATCATTAGATGCATAATCTTCTGTTGGTGGATCATAAGCAGGAGGTTGATACAAAGAATTTTGATTCTTTGTCAGTTTCATAACATCCACAGCCATTTGCTCGCTTTTGACACGTGCTAAATCTTGTTGAAGTTTTATTTCTGTATCAATGTCGCCTTCTTCTTTAGCTGTCTTTAAACGATGAACAATGGTTTGTTCTTCCGCTTGAAGACTAGAATTATGTAGTCTTTCGTTGCTTAATTCTCGATTACGTAATTCATGTTCTCGTTGAGCAAGTAACCGTTCTTTTTCAGCTAACTGATGTTGTAATGTCTTATTAGCATGAGTTAAAACACCAATACGTTCTCTAAACGGATTTTTATTTTTATGACGTTGTTGTTCTTGACGTTCTCTAAAAGTTAAATCTTCTTGGGGTTGTTCTGTCTGTTGGGAAATTTCTTTTTTTTCAACTTTTTCAAATTGTTCTTTAGAAGGCCCTTCTTCAATAACAATGTCTAAATTTTCTTGATTATCTGGTGTATCTTCTACGGTAAATCCATGTTGGATTAATTCCTCATTCATATTTACCTGCTCTTCCCTTATTTAGAATAAAATCTAAATCTTCAGGCAAGACCCTGCTTAAAATACGATCATCATTGATGTGATAGCATTTTAGGGTTGGATGATATAAATCTTCACGTTCGTATTTGGAATACCAAACCCAATCACCTTCTTTTACTTCATAGTTTTTTGCTATTTCACTTCCTTGAAATGCTAACGGACCAATTTTAACAACAAGACCTACATTAAATTGTGAAATTTCACGTTCAGACACAGATTCAGGAATAACAAATCCAGAATCATTTTTACGTAATTTAGGACCACGAATAAGAACACGATATGCTTTTACATCTGGCTCTATTTCAAGTTCTTTACGACAAAAATTTATTTCACTCATGCAGCATCTCCAGATCCAGATGAAGAATTTGATTCAGGAAAAGAATTTTGATTGTAAGAATTTTGTTTGTTTAAAAATGCAGAATGTAGATTATCTAAGCTATTTAGAATGCCTTTAGTTTGTTCGAGAATTCCGACAGCTTTATCATAAGTAATATTAGGGGAAAGACTGCCGCTTAGTATTGAGTTTTCCCAAGTTTTTACATGATTTTGTAGCGTTGTTTTTAAATATTCAACAAATTCTTTAGAGTCCATTTAATCCCAC